CTATAATAAAATCACTTCCTATAGTTCCAACTACAGCTTGATATGTTGTACTATCTGAAGCAAAAAACTGAATATTATTATTATTGTTTTTACCAATAAATTTAATACTTTGTTCGCTTATATTTGTTTGAATAGTTAAAGGATAACCTCCAACAGATGCGCTACCAAATGACGAACCATTACCACTAAACGTAGCACTTGTTCCAGTTAATGCTCCAGTTACACCTAATGTAGAACTGAAGGTAGCAGAAGTACCACTTAATCCTCCAAAGAAAGTTATATTGGCACCACCACCAGCACCAAAATCAGCTACTTGCGTACCACTATTTGCATTGATACTTAAACCAGCACTTGTTGCAGCTTTTACTTGTGGAGTAGTTATGATTCCACTAAAAGTTCCAGTAGTTCCACTTAGTCCTCCAGTTAAAGTTCCTCCGCTAAGATTTAATTTGCTATTTAATTGAGTTTGAACAGCACTTGTAACACCGCTTAAATATCCTAATTCAGTATCAGTAGTTCCAGAAGAAACCAACTTCCCACTTGCATTTGAAGCTACTGCTCTTGATGCAGTTAAATCAGCAGTCAATACTGTTGAAATTGCACCAGTTAAATAAGCAGCAACTCTACCAGTAGTAAAATATTGATTAGTACCTTCGGCAACATCTGATGTTGTTAAAACAACAGTTCCAGCAAATCCGTTTACAGTTGTAACTGGGAAAGCAATGTTTGTATTTGATGCACTTGTAATTCTACCTTTGCCATCTATAGCTATTGTAGGAACTGCAGTAGAAGTTCCGTAAGTTGTTGCAGTAACTCCAGTATTAGCCAAAGTTAAAGCTGAGGTTACGTTTGCACTACCATCAAAACTTACTGACCATACAGCATCACCACTTGCAGCTATTGTTCTTGCAGTTGAAAGTGCATTTGCAGCGTTTGCAGTACCAGCTAAGTTACCTTCAAAGTTTGCAACTAATGTTCCAACAGTATATCCAGTTCCAGTAGTGTTAACTACGTTAGTAGGTTCATCTACTAAGCCAGTAAAGAATTTAAACTTACCAGCATCAGAAGCATCTCTAAATAAACCAGTAAACTCTACACGAGTTTGAGGAGTATCGTAATATCTTCCATAATATCCTATGTCTACAGCATCTGTAGTATTGTTATCATTTGCAACCTCAAACAATGGGTCTTTAGCCGATATTGATTGAGTGTTTACATAAGTTGCAGTACCATTAATCGTTAAGTTACCACTTACAACTAAGTTGTTTGGCATTGTAACGTCATTAGTAAATGCAATAGTTGTAGTATTACCAGCAGTTGTGGTAGCTATTTGATTAGCAGTTCCGTTGATTGTTGTAATACCCAAGTCAGTCCAAGTAGCTGAAACTACGTTTGTATCTTGCTGAGTTAAAGATAAGGTCTTAGTGCCAGTACCACTTACTGCAGCAGATACGATAGAACGATTGTAAGCTGTATCGTATTGGCCTAATTTAACACTTGTAGGTATAGCATAACCAGCAGTTAAAGTAAATACACCACTATTGTTAGCGTAGCTTAAACCAGTAGCTGATGATGACAATGCAAGTCTTGCACGAGTATCTGTATAGTATAAATTTGAGCCTTCTGCTAAATCTGTAGTAGTCTTTGCAGCTAAAGCAGTATCAAATCTTGCTTGTGTATAGTAAAGGTTTAAACCTTCAGCTAAATTGGTTGTACTCTTATTGCTAAAAGCAGTATCAAATCTTGCTTGAGTGTAATATAGGTTAGTTCCTTCTGCAATGTTTGTTGTAGTTAAAGTAACTGTACCACCTAATGATACCGCTTGACCATTTATTGTTATTGAGCTATTAGCTAAACTTGCGTTTGGAATAGCAGCTAAGTTGAATACACCAGTTGCGTTATCATAAGCAATACCAGTTCCTCCAGTTACACTTAAAGCGGTTCTTGCTCTTGCATTAGTAAAATAAAGATTTGCTCCTTCTGCCAAGTTCGTTGTGCTCTTAGCAGCGAAAGCTGAATCAAATCTACCTTGAGTATAGTATAAATTACTTCCCTCTGGTACTACGCTTGTAGTTCCAGTAAAGTTACCAGTTAAGGTGTTTGCACCATCATTGTAAGTCCATGTAATACCAGTACCGTTCGTAATTAAAGCAGCAACCGTATCATCAATTAATTCTTTAATTTCTATGCCACCTCCAGTAATAATCAAATCACCAGTTATAGTTAAGTTACCATTAATAGTTGCTGCAGCAGTAGAAAGTGATAACGCTGTATTAGTACCAGTACCATCTTGAACTGGCTGTAAAGTACCACTTACGCCTACGTTATTAGCACCAATCTGTAATACTTGTCTATATGTATTTTTTACCGCTTTACCTTGAAGAGTAGCCATTATATTTTAATTTTTTTAATTTTACTAACCATTTTATATAGTTCTTCTGAAGCCGAGTTGAATAAGAATGGTCGATGTGGCAAATTTACTACATTTCCGTTATTTCGCTTAAACGTCTGTGCATACCCCTCAAGTTTATTCATACTAAGGTTTGTGTACACTGGAATTTGGAAAGATGGCCCAGTACCAAACTCAACAAAAGGAGAGTAAAAGACACTTGAACCAACCTTTGCTCCTGCGTTCATATTGTAAGGAGTGCTATAAATAGACCCCTTTAATCTACCAGTTTTACCTAATGGTGCTCTTGCCCTTGCATTATTTTCTATAGCTATTACAGATTCATTGATAATCTTCTGTATTTGCTGAGTTATAACATGAGGTGCCTCTTTTAACCTTTTTGATAGGTTAGTGACACTACTTGTTTTATTTATAGTAAATGACATTAAGTAGTTTCCCAGGTTGTACTAATATTCTCCCAGAAAGCAGTAATACTATCCCAAGTATTAACTCTCTTTAAAGTAGAACAAGTTATTCTTAAATAGTTATGTCCATCAAACTCATCTATAATACTACTAATAAGATAAATATTCCCATTATAGTAAACAGTAAGGTCATTAGAAATATTAATACTTTGAGCATCTCTTATTCTAAAAACTATATTATCTGACAAGGAATCCTTACCAGCAACATTTGTTTTATTTTGTGATTCTCTAAATATCTCTGCCCAACAAGTATAGTAGTCTACATCAGTTAAGACTTGACCACCAGCACCATCAGATTCTGATATCTTAGATTGGAAAGTAATTCTATTTTTGAGGTTACTTATCATTATAATATTATGCTTACTCTTTTATAAGGCTTCATTAGTTCGTATGCAGACGCTACGTTTGCATTTGGTTTGCTATCTTCAACAGAAGATTCTCTGTAATCGTATAAATCAGCAAGTATCTTATACAATGCTGTTTTCATTACTGAGGGAGTAGTGGCATAACCACAAGTATATGTAAATCTGAATTCCATGTGACCAAAAGCTGTCATATAAAGTTTTTTATATGTTGTACCTAAGACATTGTATTGTCCTACGGTAATTTCTACCCAGCTATTGTTATCCCAGTATTCAACTTTTGAAATCGTATTTATAGGTGCGTACGGAAGTTCTATGAACTCATCCACGTAAGCAACAACTTGCAAGGTACGAGCTGACATCGCAACACCTGCGTATTTTTCTAATCTAACTCTTGCAGAAGCTATCAAAGAAGTTATCAAGTCATTATCATCATCAAAATCAACCTTTAGATAGTTTTTAGCCTCAGCCAATGTTATTGGTTCTGAAACTGGTTCCACTGTAGTTGTGACATCCCTTATAATCTGCATATAATAAATTTAAAAAAAGGGATGGGCGTTTAGACCCACCCCTTATGTATGATAACTATATTATCAATTAAGCTACGTTACCGAAATCACCATATACAAACGCACTAGCGTAGTAGATAGGGAAAGCGATTCTTGCCTCAACACGAACTGTAATCATGTTCTCAACAGCGTTGTTACCATCTTGGTCAAAGAATTGAACAGAGATACCATTACGTTGCATGATTTGAGCACCCATAGACCAGTCTCCTACTAAGAACTTATCAGCAGTGATTGCTGTAGACTTGAAGATAGGAATACCAGCGATAGATAATTGACCATCAGTTGTAACCACTGTAGAACCTGGTAAAGAGTACGCAGAGTTAGTGTTCTTAGTGTTTACGATGTTAGCCCAATCTGTAGGGTTAATCAAGATACCAGTTGCAGAATAGTTGCTAGATTCAACTTGTGCAATAGCTTGTACTAATTGCTCAACGTCAACAGTAGCAGCACCACTGAAAGCAGCAGCATTGATAGTCAAACCAGTCAAGTTAACACCAGAACCAGAACCGAATAATAATTGAGCATCTTCAGCTACAAGATATTTTTCTAACAAACGAGATTGTAAGAAAGAAGTCATTGCAGGAACGTCATCTAACATTTGACGAGAGATTTTAACGTAACCAGCGATAACTTGAGCAGGAGCATTAACCATGCTGATATCGAAATCAACTTGAGCTTTTGCACTACCTTGAGTTTGGTTAGCAGGAGCACCTTCACCACCAGTTTCTTGAGGGAAAGTAAATAATCCTTGAGAGATTGTACCTACTGGCAACAAACTTCTAACGTGGATTTTACGAGAAGGTAAACCATAAACTTGATTAGCGTAAGCACGTGGAATATCTCCAGTTAAGTTTACTGCTTCAGTCATGTTTCCTACTGCTTTAGTGTCCATAATGAAAGAAGTATTCTTCATTTCACCACGACCTAATTTTGCGATGTTGTCCGCATTTTTTTCAATTTGCTCACCTAAAGTGGCATTGAAACCTTTAAATTGATTTTCGTTCATTGTTTTACGATTGCTTTTTGCCTCTAATTTGTCTGCAGCATCTTTAACTACAGAGATTTGAGATTTTAATTCTTCTAATTCAGTTTTTAAGCCTTCTACTGCTACTGCACTTTCAGCTTTTGCACTTTCGATTGCTCCAGATACTTCTGTTTTAATGCCTTCGAACGCACTTTTAATTTCTTCTACCATTAGTTGAAAATTTTAAATGATTGTAAATATTTGTTTATCTCTAGTTCAACAGAAATCATCGGGTCATCTTGATCTTCCAATGCCTCATCTTCTGATTCCCCTTCTGGTTGCAAGTCAGTTGGTGCATCTATAGGCGGTTGTTCTTCTGAAGCGACTGAATCTTCATCTTCCATCTCAGCTAGATATTGTTGCAATTGTTTAAGTTTTAACTCTAACAAACCGAATGTTTCGTCTGTATAGAAACCATTTCTTAAAGATTTGATAGTCTTAGCTATCTCATCAATTAGAGTTGATTTGATTTCAGATTTAACCATTACTGTTGGCGTATTAGAATTGGCTCCCCATAAAACTGAAGAACCTTCAAACAATTTAATTTCTTG